AAGTTCAAGGTCAATATGCGTATCCGCAGTTTTGTTTAAACATTCAGGGACTGATTAATTTGGGTTGTCACCAGTTGAAAATAGACCCTCGTGTTTTGCCATTTATACGCCTATGATTACACGCTTTACCTTGCAGTTAATACCGTTTGTTAGGTGGGGAAGCTAATGATTAATGCCATTGTAGGCCGTCCTAGAAGCGGTAAATCTTATGAAGCGGTCAGGTATCATTTATTGCCTGCAATACTCAGGGATAAGCGTTTGGTTGTGACAAACGTTCCCATTATTAAAGAGTACATATCAAAGGTTCATGGTAGTGAGTATGCCGATCTCGTTATTGTTAAAGATGGTATGTTTTCCAAATACGGACAGATCAGGCATTTTTCAACAGTAGAGGACTTTTTGGAATTCGATTCATGGAAGAATGAAAAAGGGCAGGGACCACTATTTATTATTGATGAAATGCACTTGTCAGCGGGTAGGCAAGCGAACGCTCAGTTATTGGAATATTTTTCTATGCACGGTCATTATGGCCATGACATTCTCTGTTTGACCCAGAATGCTAGGAAGCTCAATAAAGATTTAAAGGACATGATAGAGATCTGTTGGCGTACTGTAAAAATGTCAGCATATGGTGATGATAAATCTTATTTGCAGAAAACATATCACGGTGTTGAGAATACAAGAGATGAGGTCAATGTTGAGGAACGTCAATATGACCCTGAATATTATCCTTACTACAAGTCACATACGCAATCTAAAGGCTCTGTTCTTGAGGCTGTGGCATCAGATGTGAAAGCGGTATTGAATCCTTACGCCAAGTGGTCTCGCAGGCTTTTAATTTTAGGTGCCTTGTGGATGGCATACGTTGTTTATGGAATATTTTCAGATGATGAACCTATACAAGCAAAAGAGCAGGTAGAGCAGGTAGAACAAGTAGCTCAGCAACCCCAAGGCCTTCAATCAGGTGATAATTTGCAACAACCAAAACTTCAAAATCAGATCTCCCAATCTGATATTTCTCAGGCAAATAAACGTGAACTAAACGAACTGGATAAAGGTGATGATTACCATCCTTTTCATAAGGTGAAATTGCATATATCAGGATCTTACGCTGATCAAGTGACAGGACATTCCAATATTTATTTTGGTGCCAGCGCTAATGGTCAAAAGCTCTTTGACATACAGTTAAAGGACTTGTTTCTTGCCGGGTATGATGTGCGTGTTTATACGGATTGTCTTGTGAGGGTTAAATTTTTTTCTTACTCTGAATTTATTACATGTGATGTGCCGACAGTTGGTATTGACCCTGGTCAAACTGTTACATCTCTTGCTAATTAAAATTTATGCGGAGGGGCCCCGTTTCGTCGGGGACACCGCATAAATTTTATAGCTAAATTCAAAGATAAAAGAAATATAATAATTAAAAAAACTCGATGAAATATGTCGCTTGCGACATGCAGCGAAGCGTTGACTTTTTTGCTTATGACTTGATAAATGTGATCGAGTAAAACAGGGCGCTCTTCCGTCAATTTGGCATGGAAATTCCTTTCCCTCCTGCTAAACCTATGGCCAACGGCCCGACCGAAGGGAGTCATTGAGTCTAGCCAAAGGCTAGTACAAATTAGTCTTTAACTATTCCGATAAACATTATTGTCAGTTAGTAGTACCAACAGGGCGCTTTCTGGGGCTTGTAGGGGCTGTTTTAGTACCTGTAAAGGTCATTGCTATGCAGGGATAGGAGTTCCCGCAAGCGTTCAATTTCTGCGGTCATGCTTAGATTCTGGTGCCTCAGTATCTCGTTTTCCATGCTGATTTTATTATGTTCCTGTATTGCTTCTAGGACGGCCTTAGATGCTGCACCTTTCCGGTATCGAAGTTTGAGTAATTCGACTTCCTGTTCGAGCTTGGAGTCGTGTACTTGTATCTTGATTAGCATTTGAGGACTCAGTTAGACATTTGTGCAGATCCTTGCACAAAAATCCCCGTACTGTAATACGGGGGTTAACTCAATCAATCCTCGGGGGTTGGGGGCGTGTTGGTTTACTTATTGAGCAGTCTTATAGAGCCTTCCTTGGCGCTGGTTTCTACAAGTCTTCAATCCTCCTGATTAGTTCAGGTACACTGATTTTATGTAGAGTTGCCAGCTCCACCAATTCCGTGTATCTCCTTTTGCTGTCACAGGTTACATCCGGGTAATTTCCATTTTGCATAATGTTCTCCTCTTACTGCTGATGGAAAACATTAATTACATTTTAAACTTTAGTATCTGCCTTCATTTTGATCACTGCTTCTTTAGTATAATTATCGATTAAAAACTTCATTACATCTGACATTGATACAATTTCTCTTGTCTCCATTGATACATCGTATGCAGCATCTTTAAGTATTTCTCTTCTTGCTGGGTCAATTTTTACTGTGGTTGTTTTCACTTTTTAACTCTCTTCGCAATGAGGATTTTTATTCATTTTATATCAATAACATAAACTCGGTTTATATTATTCTGTCGTATACGGGTTTACCGTAAACTTTTTGTGTGTTTTAATGATCTCGGTTTTTTGGTTTACAGGTTTACCATGAATAAGCAACAAGTTACTGTTTATTACGATTATGAGCCGGGAATTGGCATTAATGCCACATGCGAAGATTGGCCTTGTCGCAATGAGTTCTTTAGGACTTGGGGTGAACTTGATAACTACTTGTTGCTTGAGTATGGCCGTAATTACACGCTTGTTGAAATAACGTCTTCCAATTATCCGTTCTTGTGTGAACAGGGGGTGTTTGATGCAGAATGAGCATCGTTTAACGGATAAAATTATCGTTGATCACCTTGCGTTTTCTGTCCCTCTTGCATCGTTTAAACACCTTAGCAGGGCAGGGAGTGAAGCTTCTAAACGTTACCAGTGGCATAAGATGCCAGCTCAAAAGTGGCGCTCCATTAAAGACATTGAACAGATCAAGTGTGATAAGCATCGTGCAGAAGAAATGGAGCGCAGACACGAGGACATAATTAACTATAACGCTGAGTGCGAATTTATCCTGTTCCAGCGTTTTAAACAGTTCATGTCTAATATCATGTCGCTAAAGCTCTCTAATGCCAGAGATAAGGGTTTACATGGATACACTAATTCATATCGTCTACTGGATATCACTGGCCGCTCAGAGCTTGGCTTTGTTGGTTTCGGTGGTAACAATAATACAATTTATGTTCAGATATCTGGCGAAGGCTGTAAGCACGTATTTGATAAGATTAGGCCTTTTGTCCTCCACTTCTGGTTATCCAAGGTATTAACGGTTGAACAGCTTTCCCGTATTGATTTGGCCTATGACGACTTCGACGGTAATTACTGCACAGAGTATGCGCTAAAATCCTATGCCGACGATGCCTTTAACAATCCCAATGGCGGTAAAAAGCCCATATTAGACCCTAAGCGCCCACAGCAGGGTGCAAAGCTCGTAGGTGATACCATCTATGTCGGCTCACGTAAAAGTACAATTTTCTGGCGTATATACAACAAGGCGCTAGAGCAGGGTACAGAAGGTGTTACGTGGTATCGCTCAGAGGTTGAGCTTAAAAAAGTCTCTGTTGATGTGCTTCAAAATCCTGCTAAGGCTTTTGCTGGTATTAACCGCTTTTCTGCATCTATCAATCTTGAACATGGCAACCCTTTAGTGGCTGCCAAAAAGCGCACTGTGCTTGATTTTAACAGCCGTATTAAATGGGCTAAAAGGCAGTGTGGACGCACCTTATCTGACGTGTTAGAAGCCTTTGGTGGTGATATCTATCAGGCTTATGGCGCGCTCTGTGAACCCCGGGGCGGCAAATTCGCTATACCCGATACACAAACTGACCTACTGAACAAAATATTAAACGAGGATATACATCATGAAAGTTGAAGTAACAGGTTTTTCAAATGCCCAGGGCAACTCAAAATCTGACGGTTCCCCTTATCACATTGCCAGGCTGTACAGACTATCTAAAATTCGTGGCTGGAAAAATGACCGTGGTGAGTCTGTAGCCGCTGGTTTTGAGTCTACTGATAGGGGAGCAATGGAAGTAGCTACAAACGACCCAGCTTTGATTTCAGCTCTATTACGGGTCGATTACCCGACTCAATTAAATCTCAAATTTGAGCCACACCCTGACGACCCTACGCGCAATATTGTTGTAGGTTTTGATCCGGTGAAGGGCTAAAAAATGGCGGTTTGTGCATTAGCAACCAATGATACAACTCTGGTATTGCAACCAACTACCTCAATAGCATCTTGTTCGGCTTATGTCGTTGAAGATGCAGTAACGTACCAGTCTGTTTTATCTACGGCCAATATTGCTCAGACCACTATAGAAGTAGATGCATCTGAAGTATCGGCAGTCTTCGGTATCTGCTTCGCGCTTATCCTGGCTCCGGCTGGTATAGCGTACAAAGTTAAAGCTGCCAAAAACGTAATTAAAGTAATTTAGGAGAAATAAACATGGCTGATATTTTTGCTGCTGTGGATTTAGCTGGTGTCGCTGCATTTATAACTGGTGCGGGTGTAGTCATTATCGGTATTAAGCTTGCTGAAAAAGGCATTCAAATCGGTAAACGTAACATTAGCAAAGCGTAAGTTGTGGCGGGTTTAATACTCG